GGCACTTCATGCTTTCGATCCTCGGTTAGGTTCACTGCATGAACAGCGACCAACGAAAGGACCGGAACTGGCGAGATACGGAAAGTTTGAGCGACGCTGCGTCCCGACTTCTCAGGGTGCTGGACGAGCGCGTTAGACGAAAGGCTTCGGAGCGCCTTGAAGGCTCCGACAAGATTCAAGATTTCCCGTGGTCCCCGGGAAAAAATGCGGAGGAGCGGAGCCATAAGGGTTCGGGTAGGCTCGACGCTCCTCCGCAGCGGCCCGCCGCCGGGAGTGGGGAGGATAGCGACGGGGTTCGAATGGGAGGCGGACGCGCGGCTATAATCGACACAGTTTCGAGGTCCAACGGTTGCGCGCGTCCTGACCCGGACGACACCATTGGATATGCAGATCGCACTAAACGTGCTCCGGGGGTTCGGTGATGTCATGCTCGTTCCTCCTGCTTCTGAGGGTTGAGCATGCGGGTGAAGACTTCGATGGAGGTTTTGCGGGCCTGGACGGGGCGGAAGCAGTTGATGCTGTAGCCCGGCTCCACATAGCAATAGAGTCCGGTGGCTACATGCTTGCCAATAAGGTTGCAGTTATCAATCTCCTGCAACAGGAGAACTAAATGATGCTCTCCGTGCCGCCATTGTGCATCATCACGGATTTCGCGGATGGTGTAGATTTTTCCCCTTACAGGGACCACGCCACCAAGCGCTTTGGCCTTCTCGACTTGGGCCAACCCAGCTATGCAAACGACCTTCATGCCAACGTGCCAGGATGTGTAGCTCATGACACCACCGCCGCAATGAGTGCAGAGACAACGAAGAGCGGTATAGCGACAGGCCAGAAAGCGATGAGCAGCAGCTTTGGCCACCTGAAGCCACCGAAGGCTTCAGCGACGTACAGCGCTGTTGAGAGAGCACCGGATAGATACAGGTAGGTGATGGCGGCGATCATGGCGTATCACCTGAATTGGTGCCGGCAGGCACGGAGGGGGTGACGCCTGCCGGCTGGCCCGCCGAAGCCTTGCATGACTCGATCGGCGGGTTTGTCGCTGCCTCAGGGGCAGTAGGCAGCGAGTGGGTATCTTGGGAGAGAGCGAATTCAATCATCGCCTGCCAGCACAGGGCAGCGTCATCATCCTCAACGTTATCGACGCCGTTCGAGCTGAGCGCGAAGTTTCCAGCGTCGACCATGCCTTGAGGGATGTCGCGCATGGCCTCGATAGCGGCGTGTGCGAGATCTCTCCAATATCCACCGAAAATGTCGCGCCATGCCTCTCCAGATTCTTCGCAAATCGCCTTCGCAACGCGCTCGATCATGTCGCTCATATTTTCCCCCGCCAGCTATCATTTGCGCGGTGCAATCGGCTTTGAGATGCAACATGGGTAGGCGAATGCCCGAAGAAGAAACCGACCCGCCGTTGGCTGAACCCGTCATCATCGAGGACACGTTCGCGACCGGCGTCGATATCGAGCGCGTCGATGGTGAGGTCAGGCTCATTGCCTGGGTCACGCACGGCGAAGAACATCGGATCGTGAACCGGCTGGTTCTTCCGGATGGTGTTGCAAGAGCCCTCATCCGGGATTTGAGGAAAACACTTGCCGCCGGGAGTAATTAAGCAATTGCGAATAAAAGCAGAGCGCGAACTTTTCACGCGCCAGTAGCACTCGGTAACGAAGCGTGAAGCATGTCCGCAAATCGTTGTTATTTCTTCTAAATGCGCTCTTGCTGTTGCAGTGCGATTTCTCCGAGCCTCGCATGCGAAGGGCTTTGGAGGAACATCATGGGCTTCGCATTCGTAGAACCTGTCGTCATCCAGGACGTGTTTGTCAGCGGCGTCATGCCAGAGGATCTGAACGACGGTACAGTGAGATTCACCGGCTTCGTGCCGCAGAAATCCATGGCCTTCGATGGCGTAGAATACATCATCGTCAATCGCGTGATCATGCCCAAGCAGTCCATCATGGAGAGCATCAAGGCCACCATGACTTTGCTTGGGCTCGCCTGCGACGGCGAGCGATTGAGGAAGCTGAACCATTAGGCTCTCCCGCCAAGGGCGAGGCGACCGTTCTTATGGAAAAGTTCGTGGCAGTCGGCGCAGAGCGCGATCATGTCCGCGATGCGCTCGACACCACGACGCGCGTAGGTCCGATGATGGACATGCAGCTTGCCATCGGACGCGCAAACCTGGCACTTGAACTCAGCCCTGCGGATGACGACCTTGCGCCGCTCGGACCACTCGTCTGTTCCGAGATAGTCGTGATATGGCATCCAGCGCAGTTCCTCATCGCGCTGGCGCTTCTCCTCGGATTTCCTGATCGATTCTTGGAATTGACGCTTGCGGTTGGCGCCGTCACACGCGTCACAACGATGCTTGTCGCGGCGATAGGTCAGTTCCGACTGAGCCCTTTGGCGGGAAGTTGCCAGATACAATTTCCCGCAATCTATGCATTTGAGATCAAGAACTGCCGGTCCTGGAATCTTATAGAAGTGCGCCTTGGGGGCGGTGGGGGCGTATTTAGCCATCAACTCGTCAATGGATGCGTCGCTGCACCAGTAGTCGCGCGCAACATCCGTGGCATTGATCGGATGGGCTTTGCCAAGCCATGCGTTGGGCTGGTCCATGATCATGATGCCCTCGCAAAATCGAGGGCCGTGACCTTGCCGCCAGTGATCTTCTCAAGAGCAACCAAAGCCTCGAAATCAGGCTTGGTGTCGCCACGGCGCCAGCGGGTCACGTTCGACCGATCGCGTCCGACTTTCTCGGCCAGGCCGGCGTCAGTCAGATTCTCGATTTCCATGAATTCAGCCAAGGTCATGTGTATCGGATACACGATTGGTCGCGTGTATGTCAAGCACAATGTGTATCGGACGGCATAGACATTTGAGGGGCCGGGCGCAGAATCCCGATATGGTACAAGTACGGAAACCAAAGCCGAAGCTGCGCCGCACCTTCTTGAAGGAATGGCGGGAGTATCGTCGCCTGACGCAAGAGCAGGCCGCCGAGCGTTTGGACATGGACCGCTCGAATCTCAGCCGCGTCGAGCGTGGCGAAATCCCGTACAGCCAAGCTTTGCTTGAAGCGGCCTCGGTCGCCTATGATTGTGAGCCGTGGGATCTGCTGAACGTCAACCCGAAGAAGGAAGGCGAGGTTGTCGATCTGACCAGGATCATGAAAGAGGCGACGCCAGAGCAGAGAGCCGAGATCATCGGTTACGCTCGCGGGCGAATTGGCACCAGGCACTAGCTTCAGTCTATCATTCCGCTGGTTTTGAAGACTGGTGAGATGGCTGTGATCTCCATAAACCAAGAACCCGAGCTGCTTTCGCAGACGGGTTTCCTGGCATGGAGGGGGTCTGAAGACCGGAGCCGACAGCCGCTTACTCCATAGAGGGCCGCAGAGCCGCGCCCGTCCTCAGTGTCTTGTTCGGAAGCATCTTCCGTCGATCCGGGCACACCGCCAGCCGAAGCCGCCAGAAACCCGTTAGAGCCGTGATCGAATCCCGTTCCTAGCTCTCTGAATATGCTGGGCCGAACCGGTCCGCGTCATTCCCAGCGGCGCTCCTTCTAAGCCAAGATTCGCGCACAGTCAAAATATTTCGTGTACCCGATGCACATTCTTGTTGACACCATTCGTGTATGTGATACACATTGACCATCGAGATCACGAAGAAGCGCAAGCCGATCTGGTCTCAACAAACGGAGACGAGACATGACCACCGCAGCCACCAAGCTCATCGATCTTTCCACTGGCTACCTCGTGACTGTCGAGGCGGTTGAGATCGTCAACGGCAAGCGCGTTCTTCGCGTTCGTGACCGCAACTGTCACCGCTACGCGAAGTTCGAGGCCGAATTCGCCGTCTCGGCCTAACCCCATCACCCACAACAAGCGCAGCAGATGCGCTCTGGAGACGAACGTGACCGAAGCAGCAAAGCATACAGATGGACCCTGGCACATCGATAGCATGAAGGCTGGCTCGTGGTTCATTTCCGATGACAACAGTTGGAGCATTTGCTCTCGGCTATCGACTGTCGGGCACATGGAGCAGGAAAGCTATGCGAACGCTCACCTGATCGCAGCCGCCCCTGATCTGCTTTCGGCGCTCAAGGAATGCGCCCTTCAGATCGCGCAGACGCACAACCGGAAACTGACGATGGATGAACAAATCGCGCTCGACGCCGCGCGCGCCGCCATCGCGAAAGCCGGGGCCTAAGCCCCTCCCCAACCGCAAGCCCGATACCGCGATAGATGGAGAACACCGTGAGCGAAGAAGCAACCAAACCAAAGCGCCTCCATCCCTTCTGCAAAGTCTGTGGCTGGCGCAAGGGCGGCATCGACTCTTGGGACGGCATCGCCTGCAAATGCGGCCATAGCGAGCCGCATATCGATATCGGTTGGATCATCGACGGCGAGGTCTACACAGATCGCGCTGAGGCTGACCGCGCTTTCAGAAAAACCCGCTGATCGCCTCACCCATCAACACCACTCAGTCGGGGAGAGAGACAGATGAACGCAGAGCAATTCAAGGACATCTTCCACGTCCTGCACAATACCGACGAGATGGACCTCGTAGCGGCCGGCGTCATCGTCAAGGGCGCCAACGGCGGCTCTGATTGGAAGCGTTTCAACGACGATCTCACAACGTTCATCCTCAAGCTTCGGCAGGAGAACTTGGAAGCGCTGTTTGTACTCGTTCGTAGCAAGATGACGGCGCTCAGTTTCGACGCCTACGATCAAGGTCGGCGCGATGTTCTGAATGCCATCTTGGCGCTCAACCCGAAGGTGGCGCAAAAGCTGCACATCCTCTCTGGCGGCACCGAAGACACTTTCGAAAACCATGCAGGAAAGCTGCCGTTCGATGTCGTCTTCTGGACCACAGAAGTTGCCGCACAGCTTGGCATCCAGCCAAAGGAGGAGATCGCCTGATGAGCATCCCCGGCTACGACGACTGGAAGCTGATGACGCCAGAGGAAGACCACGAGGCACGCTTCGTCGAACTGGAATGGAACCCGATTAGTTCTGCCCCGAAGGACCAGCAGATCATCATCTACATGACGCGCTTTGGTGAGATTGGGCAGTGCCAATGGAGCCAAGCCGCATACGACTATGAGGAAAGCATCTGGCTTGACATCGACCGCGACGATGAGTGTTCACCGCTCTGGTGGCTTCCTCGCTCTGTCCTGCCACCGATGCCGTCCGCCTAGTTCAAACCCAGCATCGATAAGGAGCAGGACTCCGATGGACGCGAAAACACTTGAAGCACTGAAAGCTTCCATCGCGAAGTGGGAGCGGAATGCTGAGGCAGGCACGCCGAGTGTCTTTAAGACCGGACCGGACGACTGCCCCTTGTGTGGGTTGTTCAATGCTGACGAAACAGACGACGCCGCAGTATGCGCTGGCTGCCCAGTAGCCAAGAAGACTAAGGGCCGGTTTTGCCAAGGAAGTCCTTACGACGCAGCATTCAAAGCATGGTTTGCGTGGTCTGGCTTCCCGGCGGACAGGGACAAAAGGCTCGCCGCCCACGCCGCCGCCCGCGATGAAGTCGCCTTTCTCAGAAGCCTGTTGCTGGAGGAAACACCATGAGCGTCGAAAGGCTGTTACATCTGCAACGGGGCGATGAAGTCCTGATTGATGGTGAGTGGTATCCGGTCATTGGATATGCGCTGACTCATACTCCGAACGCGCCAACAACAGGGAGCGTGTTCACGGATAAGCCGCTCGGCCGCTTTGAGCCGTGCCTGGGATACCGCATCAGTTATTCAGCAATCGAGCAAGTCAGGCGCCATACCGACGAGGCCACCCCATGACCCACCACCGCCCCATAAGCGCCCACACGAAGCCTATCCGCGAATTGCACCGGAGCCTTTCGGGCAGGAACACAGAAACCACCAAGGTCTTCGTCTGCTCGACGCTCGTTGCCAACGGACACGCCAATTACACAGTCCTCATTAGCGGCAACTATTACACGGTAAACAAGTACATGCTGGCGGATCTGCGCGCCGGCTATTCACCCGAAGAACTTGGCCTTGAGCCGGAAGAAATCGGAGAAGATGTCGATGTCTGATCATATGACGAAAGACTACCGAGCCGCCGAGGCAATTGCGGAAACGGCCAACGATGAAATCTTTGGCGCTGGGTTCGTGGAGTATCAGGCGCGCACGGCCTTCCGCGATTTATACCGCCTGTATGGCTTCGAAAGCGCCCGCGCGATCATGGCTGAGATCATCCTGAGTGAAGCAAGCCGCAAGAGGATCACCATCGATGGCTGACGTGAGTAAGAACGATCTGCGTCGTGGCGACGAAGTATTGGTCAGCGGGGATTGGTACCCAGTTATGGGGTGCGCTCTGACGTACAGGCCGAACGCTCCGACAACCGGCAGCGTATTCACAAGCAAGCCGTACGGTCCAATCGGCTCACTCGGCTACCGTATCAATTTCGCCGACATCGAACAAGTAAGGCGACCCACGGAGGGCGGCGCAAATGGCTAAGGCACCCGATCCCAGGATCATCGAAATCCTGAAGAAGTACGAGGAAGACCCGCGAGAAGCAATGTGGGACTGCCACGGCGTGTGGGTCGTCTATCACAAGGCTATCGAGCGCATCGCGGCCCGCGCAGGCATCACCTTTGATATGCCGGAAATCGTGGAAGCCAAGTCGGCGGAGAAGATCGCCGTCATCGTGGCGCGAGGCTTCATGGGTGACCGCTCAGAGTGGTCATTTGGCGAGGCGGCGCCGAATAACAATAAGAACGCCTACCCCTACGCGATGGCGGAGAAAAGGGCCAAGGACCGCGTTGTCCTCAAGCTTGTCGGCCTTCATGGCCTCGCCTATTCCGAAGAGGAAAGCGACGACTTCAAAGGCGAGCCAGAGAAGCCGAAGCGCCAAGTCGGGATAAATCAGCACACGGGCGCAGCAACCGCGCATTCGCTCAAGAAGGACATCGACGGCCCGGAAGGCTGGAACACGTTCCTGCGCGAGCTTGAGGAGTGCCAGACGACATTCCAACTCAACAAGCTGAAGCTGGCGTGGAGCGCGATCTCCGACACATGGCCGAAGGAGACTGCCGCCGGGATGCCGGGGTGGAAGCAGATCGCCATCGAGGAAATCCGCAAGCGTCAAGAGATCATCATCAATGGCTTGCCCGATGACGACGAATTTCCCGGCGACAGACCAAGCCGCCGCGAACTTTCGCAGCATCCAATCAACGCAGGGTGAACCAGAGAAGCCGGGGCCGCGAATGGCTCCGGCGGAAAGGGACCATGATGGTAACGCGAACAGTCAAGAACGAGGATGAGTTGTTGCTTCTGACGACCTACCTGAAAGGCAGGAAGCGCCCGTTCACAGTCGAGATCACAGAAGGCCGCGACCGCTCATCGGAGCAAAACCGCCTCGCCTTCAAATGGTACGTCGAGATCAGCGACCAGACTGGCGAGGACCGGGAAGATGTTCGCGCCCGCTGCAAACTGGAGATCGGCGTTCCAATTCTCCGTGAAGCGCACACCAAGTTCAGAGCGACCTATGACAAGCTTGTGCGCCCCATGGCCTACCCGGAAAAGCTGAACCTCATCCGCGATACCGAAATGCCGGTCACCAGCCTGATGAACGTCGAGCAGATGAGCCGATACATGGACATCGTGTTCCGCCGCCACAGCGAGATGGGCATCGTTCTTACCGTGCCGCCAGATCGCTACGCCTACAACCCCGAGCAGCGGAGGGCAGCAGCATGAAAGCCATCTTCAGAAACACAGCAGACGCGAATTTCGAGCATTGCGCCAAGACGCTCCTGCCAATCTGCGTCGCCTACATCCGCAATCTTAGGCCCGGCGACGAGATAGAGGACCAAGCGTGCATAAACATGCTTTGCATCGTGGCGGAGGTTGCTGAGGCTTTCTCAATAGAAAGATACGGGAAGCCACTATTTCGCGTCCCGGCCGGGAAAGCGGAGGAAGTCCTTTGATCCGCGAAAAAACAATCCAGGTTGCCGCTCATACGCGCCGGTCGCCTTCGCGGTCGCCTGCTTTCACCGCGCTCCATAATAGGCTCTACGACGAAGTGCAATTCCTGGAAGCCATGCGTCTCCAAGACGAACTGGCAGATGAGTTAGAGGCGGAATTGGAGAAGCTTTGATGGGATACGCTGTCAAACGTCCCGATACAGCCTTTAGCCTCTCGCCCTCAAAAGGCAAGCGCAGGCCCCGCCAGGAAGACAACGCGCATCTGAAATGGACCGCTACAGATAAGCCCAATCATCCGCTGTTCGAAGATCTGACTGGTCAAAGATTCGGCATCGTCACGGTGACGGCTTACCTCGGCAAGAGCGGGAGAAACGCCCAATGGGCCTATCGGTGCGATTGCGGAGCAGACGGCGCGACCAAATCCAGCAATATGAAGATTAAGAAAAGTTGCGGATGCCTGCACCGCAAAAATCTATCTGAGCGCCAAACTACGCACGGGCACGCAAGGTCGGGGAAAATATCCCCGGAGTTTCGCTGCTGGGATGCAATGATTAGGCGATGCACCCACCCAAGCCATGCCGCATTTAAAGACTATGGCGGTCGTGGAATATCGGTATGCGCCCAATGGCTGCAAGACTTTGCGGCATTCTACCGAGATGTAGGCCCTCGGCCGTCGTCATCTCACTCGCTAGATCGCCATCCCAACAAGGACGGCAACTATGAGCCAGGCAACGTACGCTGGGCCACTCAGACCGAGCAACAACGCAATCGATCTGGCTGTCATTGGATCGAATGGGACGGTCAAGTTATAACCCTGCAAGAGGCCTGTGATCGCGTCAACCTATGTGACGGGACCGTGCATGGGAGATTAAAGCGCGGCTGGTCTATGCAACGAGCCCTCTCTTGCGCGCCAGGCTCTCGAAAGGAAAGCCTAACGTCAGCAGTTATCAAAGATATAGGCACAGAGAGGCGCCAATGACACGCGCTCTCCCGGAATGGATTGGTAAGACTGACGATAGCAAGCCGCCGCCTCGCGTTCGCCTGCGTGTATTTGAGCGCTATGGCGGCCGCTGCCACTGGTCCGGCCAAAAGATAATGCCAGGAGACGCTTGGGATCTTGATCATATCCGAGCGCTAATAAACGGCGGCGAGAACCGAGAGGGCAATCTAGCCCCCATTCTCCATGGCAGGCCACACAAGGAGAAGACCGCATTAGACGTGGCAGAGAAGGCCAAGGTGGCGCGGCTTAGGGCAAAGCATCTTGGTATCTACCCCAAGCCCGTTGGGAACGCGCGTCTACCAACACGCAAATTTTCTAGGAGTCGTCAGCCATGATCGACCCATGCAAGGTCGCTCTCGCTCTCTATGCCGTTTCTGGCGATGACGAGGCGGCTGAAATTATCCTCCGAAACACGAAGGTGTCGCCATGACCACTCTCCCCGATCTGGAGCCGTGCCCGTTTTGCGGTGGGAAAGCCGAATTATGGCGAGCGCACCCTGAGAATCCGAAGCTCAATGCGTGGGTTGCGTGTGCTGACCGGTGCCTTGTCCTCACTCAGGAATTCGAAAGTGACGAGGCGGCAATCGCTCATTGGAACAGTCGCGCCCCCCGTTCAGTACCGGAAGCGGGGAAGGCGGTGGCCTACGGCGAAGACGAGATGCCCAAGCGCATTTGGGCCGGCGACTTCGATGAGAACGGTTACGGCCATTGCGTCGCCGGTATGCAGGGCGGTCTTTACACTGAGTATGTCCGCGCTGATCTCGCATCCGTCCCAGCACCATCAGGAGCGGAGCCGATCAAGGAGCCGCATATCGTTCGGTTTGAGCCATTTTTAGCTGGAACGCGCGAGGATCACGCCGAATGTGCTGAGCATCCAGAGGGAGGTTACGTCCTCTACGCAGACCACCTCGCAGCGCTCACCAGCCTTCAGCGCAAATACGATACCGCGTTACAATGCTACGAAGGCGCAACAGCTAGACGCGAAGCCTCCGAAGCAGAAGCCACCTCCCTGCGCAGGAAGCTGGAGGAGCGCGATCGCATCGGCAAGATGATGGCGAACGCCGCCTATAACATCCACCAGCGCGCCGCCGATATCCACGTAGGTTTCGGCCTTGATGACGCTATCCGCTCCCTGAAATCGGTTCAGGAAGAATGGGACCGCACCCTCTCAGGAGCATCCGAATGAGCGCCAGGATCGCAGTCGATAAGTCGCTTATCGAATTCGCCATTTGGGCTTTGCGGGAAAGCAATTACCTCGAATGCGCTGACGCTCTCGCCGCAGCCCTCTCCGCAGAGCCAGGAGAGGCGGAGGGGTGGCAACCGATCGAAACTGCGCCGTTCGATAAGCTTGTCGATCTCTGGTGCATCCAAGGATACGAGCGCGAAGCTACTTGGCCTGTGCGCGGCTCCCTCGTTGGCGGTCGTCACAAAACCAAGGACTATGGCTGGTTCGGAAACCAGAGCAAAGATGGTGTGCCGCAGAAAGACGCGCCTGACCTTGTGCCGGTCGCATGGCGCCCGGTCAACGTCCCCACCGATCTTGTAGCCAAATTCCTCTGCCCAGCCGGCCGCACCGCACTGGAGGACAAGCCATGAGCATCGAGAAGATCGAGCGCGACCTTCGTGCGGGGCTGGACGGCGTTACATCCGGCCCATGGATGGCGCACATGGACGATTTCACTGTCAGGTTCGAAAGCCCATTTATCCCAGAGCAGCGCAAGGTGGCACTATGCGCAACAGGCGACGGAGCCGGCAAGAACGCAGCACATATCGCCCGCTGCTCACCCGAGAACATCCGCGCCCTCCTGGACGAACTCTCCCAGCTAAGGGAAGCGCTGGTTACGGTCCAAGGGCATCTGAATAAAAGGCCGATTGCGCGCATCGCTGCCCGCGCCGTAATCCGTCGCGTCCTCTCCGAGCGGGAGGGGCAGGAATGAGCAAGCCGCTCGCCCTTTCGCAACGACAAGCTCGCACGTTGCTGCGCGCGGCCGAGGCGGAGCGCGGGATTGTAGAAGTCAAGGTGGGTGATAAGGTTTTCCGCCTTATCCCCGAAAGTCTTGCACAGCCAGCGAAGCCGGTTGACGAAAAACCGAAGGGGTATCTCTAGATGCCCAGCATGCCGCGCCCCCGCAAGCCCTACGTCCAGAAGGAAACCAGCCGCCACGGAAAGACGGTCTGGTATTTCCGGCGCGGCGATGGACCGAGGACGCGGCTCCCCGGCGAATACGAGAGCGAGGAGTGGCTTCGCGCCTATCGGGCAGCATTCAATGAGGAACCAGCTCAGCAGGCGCCTGCGGCCTCGCATGGCTCGCTGCGCTGGCTTGTGGACCGCTACACAGAAAGCGGTCGGTTTGCTCGACTATCTGAAGAAACCCAGGAGATGCGGCGGCGCGTCCTGACGAAGGTCTGCGAAACCGGCGGGAGCCTGAAATTCACAGAGATCACGGCGGCCGACATCCTCGCCGGTAAAGTGCGCCGAGAGGCGACGCCCTACGCGGCCAGGAACTACGTCAAGATCATGAGCCAGCTTTTCGCATTCGCCGTAGATTCCGGCTTCATCATCGAAAACCCGGCCAAGAACGTTGACCGATCGGCGCCGCCTTCGGATGGCCACCACGTTTGGACCATTGAGGAGGTCGAGCAGTACCAAGCATTCCATAAGGTCGGGACGCGCGCGCGGCTGGCGATGGATCTTCTGCTTTATACGGGGTTTCGACGGGCCGATGCCGTGAGACTTGGGAAGCAGCATGTCAAGGATGGCGTGATCCGCTACCGCACCACCAAGGGCCACGGTGTCGAAGTCGTCATCCCACTACTCAAGCCGCTGGCTGAAAGCATCGCGGCAAGTAAGACTGGCGACCTAGCATTCCTCGTGACCGAATTCGGGAAGCCTTGGGCCAAGGAATCGTTCGGAACATGGTTCGCGGAGCAATGTAAGGCGGCCGGCGTTCCTGGCAGAGCTCATGGCCTCAGAAAGGCCGGCGCCACCTTCGCAGCCAACAATGGAGCGAACGAATATCAGCTCGCGGCGATGTACGGATGGAAGAACCCGCGCATGGCTGAGGTGTACACTCGCAAGGTCAATCGCACCCGTCTGGCCGAACAGGCAGCGAACAGTCTATTCCCTCACCCTACCGCAGGTGCGGGGAACGATGCAGGCGACAAAACGGCTGGAAAGTTGTGATGGCGATCCCGGCAGGACTGCCAATAACAAGCGCAAACCCGCAGAAAACAAGGGTTTTCACCCCTCACCTATGCTATATTCAGCCCATAATCAGACATGGGAAATAACGCATGAACCCCGCACCTAAAAAGACCAAAATCCCGTCACTCCACATCGTCCGTAAGCCGATGCCGGATGGCTCTTTCAAGCAATATGTCTATGCCTGGCGAGGCGGCCCACGGATCGATCACGACGGGGACATTTTGGAACAGCAGCGCGCCGCGATAGAGCGCGTGCGGGAGGCGAAGCCGGCGCCGACGAAGAAGAGGCGAGCCAGGATTTCGGCCGACATTCAGGCAGCTCTGAAGATCTCACTCAAGAAGGTGACCGACAACGCGAAAGCGCGCGCTGGAAAGAAGGGCCGAGAGTTCAAGATTGGCCGCGATGACATTGAACGCTTGCTGGAGAAGCAGGCTTGGCGCTGCGCTGTCTCGGGGCTGATGTTCGATCTGTCCTACGATGCCGAGTGCAGGTTCGCCTATAATCCGTTCGGCATCAGCATTGATCGCATCGACGCAACGAAGGGATACACCCGCGACAACATCCGGCTCGTTCTGACGGCGGTCAACTTTGCCCTGAACGAATGGGGGCACGATGTCTATCTGCGCATCGCCAAAGCCGTCGTCGGCAAGCACTTGAGCGAAGCGCCTTCGTCCCCTCGCCTTTAGCGTCTACCGATACCTTGCTGGGAGAATGAGATGAGCGATATGATTGAGCAAATTGCAAAGGCTATGTGGATGGTGGCTGTTCCATCGAACCCATGGGAAACGGCTCTGGACGATGACTACTATGACGGTCCTGGCCGCGATACGGTTCGCAAGATGGCGAGCGCTGCCATTGAGGCGATCCGCCCGACCATCGACAATTTCCGGCTTCTCTTCGTGGCCGATGGTGACCCGCCAGCACTGACACTGGATGTTGATCCGAACGACCTAGCGAATGCGTACGATGAACTCGCTAAGGCTCTCCCCGCCCCATCCAGAGAGGATAGCCCCCATGGCAGAGAGTGAGATACCAGAAGACATTCGGGCGAAAGCGGCTGACGCGGTACTGCGGGGCGGAGGAGTTCTGCGGACAGGCGGTCCACTGCACATAGCTGTTGCGGAGGCAATCCTGGCTGAACGCCTCCGGCAGCGACAATCCTCGGCGATGGACATACTCGGTGACCAGCGAGTCGGCGTTGGCGTCGCCTCTAAGCCAGGGATCGGCTGATGGCCAGCCGATTCCCCGGCGACGTGTCGCTAACCCTCTGGATGCTCCCCATCGCCCTTATAGTAGGATGCGCTGTGGCAGCAGCGAATTATTGGCTGGGATGGTTTCCAGATATGCGGTGACGGCGCGATTAACGAACTCAAAGGAGAAAATGCGATGACATACGACCAGTGGAAAACTGACAGCGGCTACGCCGAGCGGACGCCTGAAGAAGAGAACGAAGGCAGACCCCATCCTTTGCGCGATGGACTCCTCGTCAAGCCGCTGGAGTGGGCGAGATATCCCGAAGAGGGAATGCCATGCGGCATGTCAGACTTCGTTGATGTAACCTATCGCGACGGCACACATGACGATTGCGTTGCGGCGTCGGCACTGTCTTGGTCGAAAACGGGGCACTCACGGGACATTGTCGGCTTCCGCATTGTCCCATCGCCTGCATGGAAAAGCGAAGCGGCCGAAGCCATCAAGAACGCCTACATCGAAGGATCGATAGCGCTCTGTGAGGCCGGTGAGCGCCGCTCCAGGGAGTTGGCCGAGCGCAATTTCCCATACTCGCAAGCCAACTCAGATGCCGAGCGTATCCTTTATCGAGATGGATACGCATCACTCAATGCAAATGAAAGGATGCATGTTACTGGCCCCCTGTCGCCCCACCAGTGAGCTATCCGCCCTTGGAGCGCTGATATGCGCTCGGTTTGCTGACTGGAGAATGATGTGGAGTAGTGTCCGGCATAATATAGATCGCTGCGCCGAGATGCCCGCATGCCTTGCACCGGCAGGCTTTGCCGATCCTGGTTTCGTTCAGCATCTCATAGTCGGGGCCGAAGCGTTCGATGAGCATATCAAGGGATAAGCGTTCACCATGCCCGCAGTTGGGGCCAGTGCAGTTTGCCATCAGGCCTTGGCCGAGGGCTTTGATCTCGGAGAGAGTGCTCACCGCCTCTTCCTTGCCGGCGGAATGACCTCCTCATAGCCTTTGCCCGGAATGATCGCTTCCAGCTTCACGCGAACTTCGGGATCGCCCTTCAGCAGATCCAGTGTTTCATTGGCCTTCTCATGGTCTTCCGTGGTCAGAATACCATGCCAGGTTATGTGGCCGTCTTTGTCCTCTTGGCGGATCGATACGCGGTATAGTGTTTTCTCGCTCATATGGGCGCATATAGCGCGAGGAAGGCTAGGGAGGAAGAAGAGGCGTTTTGTACAAAACGTACAAATTGTACAAGTTTGGCGCGGCCCCCGGTTCGGTTAAGTGGTTTCTGCCATTTCCTTATAACGCCTGTAGCCGCCTCACCGCTTCCTTTCTCCAGAACAGCCTTGTCACCTCATCCTCAGCAGCAAACACTGCTCCTGGGTTCTGAAGCGAGAAAAGCCAGCGCGCTAGTTCGCTGATCTGGTCGAAGGTCACTTCTTCCGGGGCGGTATCGACCATCGCACAGCACTCGAAGCGTTAAGACCAAGTTCAAGCGTTTCGATAGCGCTTAGCTCGCACACCCGCACGCCATCAACGATCAGTTCATAGACAGGCACGTCGCCGCGCATATCGACCGCGATGTAGGCTTTTCTGGTCATAGTTCACCTGTCCAGCGGCCATGCTCATCAAGCTGCATGGCGATAGGCACAACCCGTCCATGTATCAGGACCACGGTCCCGAGCTTTTCGGTGCCTTTGGAGTACGAGAAGAAGGGATGGCGCGGGTCCACCAGGCACCCCGAAAACGCGCCCCAGTAGAACTTCCCGCCTATCTTGATGTCGGGAGTTGCGACGCCGATACGGGAGTGGAAATGGCCGATGAGCAGAGAGAGGTGTCGCCCATGCTCTGCGGGAATTTCCTCGACAATCACCCGCTTGAGGCCGGCCGTGTCGCGATGGCCGTGACGGATAAGAACGTCGCCCATGCGGATGGAACTATGCCAACTCCAGCCGATCGGGGCGTCAAGCAAGTCCTCGACTGGACGGAGGAAGGTCGAGGGAAGCCGTCCCCGCGTCCTGGCTTTGGCAATACGTCCCTCGACGTGGTTCGATACGCACGAGACGCCAGTGGGAAATTCAGCATAGAACGCCCGCATGAAGGACTGCGCGGCGCTCCATTCGCTATGCGGCTGATCTGCCTCGGGAAGCTTGGCGAAATCCGACAGGAAGTTCAGATCCACCTCATCTCCGATGCACACGATGTTGGTTGGCTTGAACTTGTCGCGGATGGCGCAGAGGAAGGCTAGAGCGTCAGGATGATGTGCGGGCGCCTGAAGATCGGGGACAACGAGCGTCGTCCCCTCGGGAATGGTTCTGGAGGTGTGGCCGCCACGATCTGGATTGAAGGTGGCGGCTTGGATGTGGTTGCCCGCTACGAGGCGTTTGTAGACGGTGTAATATTGAACCTTGAGCCGGCGGGCCGTCTCGCGGATATTCCCGGTCTGCCCCCAATGGAATAGCAGATCGGCGTCGGAGAACTTCTGGGGACTCCCCATGCGGTTCGGTCCTGTGCTGTTGAAGGGAGCTATGGAATAGAAACGGCCGGTTGCTCTACCTGCTTCGGCGGCTCGCCGGTGACGGGAGGCGGTCCATCGAATTGGGCGCCGCCTTGACCATCTATGGTCGCCTTGACACCTTGGCCGTTCTGCGCGGCGTCCATGGCCTGCTGGAGCGCATTCGCCTGTGCTGCGCTATAGGGTAAACGGTAAAAGCGCGGCTCGCTCTTGCCATCGTCCAAGAGCGCGTAGATAGCCACGTCAACTTCGATTTTTGCGCCCACCACGGTATATTTGCCGGCCGGCACATGTGTCAGCCTTGGCGAGCCTGTAGGAACCCAGAGAGCAGCGGCGGCGATAGTAGCAGAGAGAGGCAGCAGAAGAGCTGGCAAGCGGCGCGCGGCGAACCACGCGTACAGGCTCAAGAGGAGCGACAGACCAAGCCAGACGGAAGCCAGGATGATCATTGAGCTGACCTCAAAGGAACGAACACGGTATTCATCGAGCCGGGGACGAACTTGCCATCCTTCAACTGGAATTGGGCTATGGTCCGCTCCTGTTTATGCCGGATGTCGAGGGTTGCCTCGTAGAGCAGCGTGTATCCGTATTCTCCCCCAAGCCGAATTTCAGCTTTCACCGGAACGGATGGGGCATTGATCGAGAAGCCATGGATGCCGAAAGCCCACCGGCCATCAGGCAGCTCCCGTGCAAATTCACATTCGAAGTGCGGAGCGTTGTCGGTTCCGAGATCATCGCGGACAAGATCGATCGTCTTGTCTGATTTGTTGCTGTAGCCGGTGGCTTTCGATTGGTCAGGTGATCGTCCCCATAGGTCAACGTCGTGATGGCCGGTCCAGTAGATACACACCATCATTTGACCGGGTGGTTTTGCGCTTTCCTCTGTCGGCTTCGCCTTGGGATTGATCTGAGGCAGAGCAAGGAAACTGAATGATGACTGGACGAACGTCAGCACCAGAAGCACGTCCACAAAGGCCCACAGCCAGACGTGATCAGCGTGGCGTTTGCCCATCGGCCTTATCCTGTGCGGTCGCTAGAATGCGCAGATTGACGGATGTCCAGAGCGCTAGGGAAAGGCCAACTAAGGTCGAGCCGAAGGCCGTGCCGGCGCCAGAGAGGAGTTGGGCGCCAGCCTTGCGTACTCCTTCCGGCGTCCCCAAATCAGCTATGTTGATGCCGCCGAACGCGTTCAGGAATCCAATTGCGTTGCCGATGATGCCAAGGATGAAAAGGGCCGTGAACAGGTCATAGAGGTGCGCACTGTTCCGGATAGATACCTCGATGGGAATCTTGCCTACGCGGCTCATCTGCATGAAGGTGGAGAAGACGCCGCAGAGGAAGACCGTGGCGATGATGTAAGTCATGTGCGCGCCATCTGCTTCAGTGATGCGCGCGACGTAGCCGAGGAACCACGCATAGGCCACGATGCAGCAGCCGGCGATATTGGCGATGAAAAGACGGATCATTGGGAGGCCACCGTCATTGGGCAGCGGGGGAGAAGCAGGCTACCGGGCAGGATCAACATCGTGTTCTGCTCATCGCCTTCGGTCGCGGAGGGAACATGCACGCGCTGGAGATAGGCACGCAGACGATCAGGGAGAGCCTGTAGCCAAGCAGCCCAGAGCTTGCGGGTATCGCGCACGGCTGACTTGGTGCGGATTACCTTGCCGTCGCGTTCCTGGAAGGGCTTGTGGAAGCCGAAGATGGCGCCCTCGTCGGCACAGGCTCGTATGGCGGTGAATTCCTGGAATAGGACGATGCCGCAGGCTGATGCGCAAAGGCCGTGGAAATGAACTTCGGCGCCCGCTGCATTCAGGGCTTGGTATTTTTTGTAGTACTCAACAACCGAGCCGCCCGGATCATCGGTGATGTAGACGACAGGCGGCGCAGGAAGAGGCTCGGCGTGAGCCCTGATAGTCAGCGTCACCAGCATCACGGCACACAACGCCAACGCAGCAAGCAAAATACCAAATGCAACCCAGAAGCGAGGGGTCTCGCCTTCCATGGCCGTATCCTTTCGAGGGTGGAGGATTTATGCGCGAATGCGTATATCTGGCGGATATACGCGAGTGCGTATCAGCTCTTGGCGCTGAAGAAGGCTTGGGCGCCGATCACGATCAACCAGACGATGCCCGAGACAATAGCGAGGATGACTGCCCCGCCGATCTTGGCCGCTGCGCCGTTGAAGGCTTGGCGAACACGCCGGACAAAGGCGAAGTCGGCCCTGGCTTCATCAACATCTGCCGGGGCATCAATGCGTAGGCCCGCCATGTTCAGTTCCGCCCGCACGGCATGACGAACCACGTCAATCAATTCGTCTTCCGTCATGCTGGGAACCTTGCGGGCGCTCATTTTCGAAGCCTCGATATGAGGGCTTCGCCTGCCTTCCCGATGAAGAGCGAAGAGACGATCCAGCCCATCCATGTGTTGAGTGGCTCGGGAAGAGCTGCGATTGTCCAAGTTTGCGGGAAGGCACAGCTACGGCACCAGAAGATGCTGTAGAGGCATACGGCGCCGAACCAGAGGCCGGCCGGCACGAGGAAGAGGATCGGGAACCACCATTGCCTGGAATTGGCAACAGAGACCTGGGCCTGCACATAGGCCGTGACGGCATCGGTCTTGACCCGCTCTCGATCGGTTAGATCGCTGCCGTGCTTGTCGATGGACGACAGGATGCGGTCAAGCGGACCCGATGTCAGCCAGTTCAGCACGAAGCCGAAGGCGCCGAACATCGTCAGTGCCCGTCTATCTGCTGGCACGTTCCACTGAGGGAAGCGCGCGGGTCGTAAGGCGAAGCGATACTGGTGATCCGGACACGCTTCGGGCAGGCCGCATTAGCACATGCCCCTTTGCAGCCGGCGCATGGATCGAACGGAGCTGGCTGCGCCTCCCAATAGCGATAAGGCGCGGGATCGAAGTGCCCTGGCTTCTCGATGCCGTTGCCACCAAACACGCTACCGGCCGGACAGGTATCGACGTGCGGAGCGTGATAGTGTTGGCACGCAGGGCAGAACCAGGCTTGTTTCGTCATGGCAATCAGATCCAGAGCCCGAAGATGAGGCCAAGGGCAAAGCTTGCGCCGGCCGTGATGAGATACGGCTTCAGGGCGGCGAGGTTTTCTGCGACGAAAGTCCGGAGGTTTTCCATGTCAGTTGCTCCTGTACAGACCAAGCTTTGCGGAGATCCAATGCCAAACCTCAGCCCCGACGCCGATTGCACCGCCAACGCCGACTTCCACAGCCATTGCGATATCGGGATCAGTGCTGATGGCGGCGGCGTCATCAGCCCCGAGAAGGCCGCGCGTAACGAGAACCGCCGCGCCGTAGCGCAGCGCAATTCTGATGAAAATGCTCATGGGGAAACTCCTGCGGCCTCTGCGGTGTAGGCTTCAGCCCGAACCTTGTTGATGCGCGCGCGCCAGATCAGGAAGCCGACGATAGCAGCGACGATGACGAGAAAGACGATGAGCGAGCCGGTATGCTGGAAGTGCTCGATGGGCGCCTGAGTGGAGCCGGCCCCGCCGCCAGCGATCACACCGCCAGCGCCCTTCTGGCTTTTCGACTTGCTCGCGGCCTTGGTGGCCTCGTTCTCAAGCGTCTTCTTGACCACAGCGGCATTGCCTGGAATGGCAGTTGCCCACGCAACGCCCTTGGCCTCGATAGCCGCAACACGCCGCGCCCAGCCCTTACCGAACGTCTTCCAGATTTTCAGCGATTGCATGAAGCCGAGGCGCTTAGCGCAGATGCGCTTGACGGTATCGGCATTAGAACCGCCGAGAGAGGCGTTTAGCCACTGCTTGCCGCGCCCGACGCCCGAATTCACCGATGCGTCAAAGGTGGCAAGATCGACGCCGGAAGCTAGCGAATCCCCGTTGATCGGGTTCCAGTAGTCGGCGCGGTAGATCGTGGCGACGTTCTCGGATGAGATAGCCTTGAGATCAGCCTTGGTAGCATTCGGGAACCAGCGGCGGAACGTGGCAAGCGTAATGCCCTTCATTGTCGCGCCGCCGGGATCCGAGGGATTATCCGACCACAGCCCCTCGTATTGGAGAGTCACGGCCAGTGACCTTTGGAAGTTGGCTTCCATTTGGCATCCTCTATTAACCACAAATATTTTCTGGATTGGTCTTGTAGAGATTCAAGTCGCCGATCATATTGGATCTTATGCGGCTTGGGCTGTTACTTTCAGCATTGCTAATATGCTTTCCGGCTTCTGCCGGAGTCAATGATCCGACGTGGAACCCACCAGTACGGTTCGACTATCCCTATCCTGGTAAACTCACCGTTATCTATTTGCCGCAAAAACAGGTCGTTACCGCTTGCGCGGAACTCTTCGCGAAATATAAGGTAGATGCCAAACCATTTCCTGATGAGCGCGGATGTTCCGCTATCACCAGCGCTACCTCATGCACGATTATTGCAGTGGATAAGACGTTTAAACGTGCTACTCCAAAAGCTGTCGTAAGGCATGAAATGGGACACTGTAACGGATGGCCGGCAAATCATCCCGATTAGCCAACCGAGAATGAAGCAGCGCGGCCGGAGGAGTCGCCAGACGTAGTGGAGTATGGGGTCCAACTTAAGGCGCGGCCGGTTTGACTGTCCATGTCATAATTCCAACCATAACTGATCGACTTGGACGAAAATACGGTCAATTCGTTTTGCTTGGTCAGATTAGTCCATGTCGTCGAAACGGTCCCTGTGTTGATTTCGCATCCGACCAAAAGTCCTAACGGCGGGATATTTACCGATATCGACGATGATGGGTCTGGCGATGACACCCCAGCAGAACTAAATGCAGAAGTCAGATCATACCCGATAACCCGCAGAACCACGATAACTGTACTGAGAGACGCCCATGTAACCGCAACAGTTCCCGATGTGCCTGTCGGCTTAGCGACGAATATCACAGACCCGCAGGCTGTAGTCCCGTTCCCCGTGCTGGCTGCGGTAATTCTTGTGGCTGACACGCCGCCAATGGTGGCCGTTGGCGTATTTCCCGGGTTGCTTCCAACATTACCGTGGAAGGCGAAAACAATAATCCATCTGTTGGCATCATCAGGGCCGAAATTAACTGATGTATGTGATGTTGCTGCCGTCGTCCTGTTGTCAGTCTCCTGGACAGACGCAAGCCTCAATCCGGCCAATGGCCCCACGATCCCGGGCAACATCAGGCGGTCGCCTTGACGAGATTGCCAAAAATGCGATCTGTGGCAATAACATAGTAGAATAGGAGGTCCTGCGCATTGGCCGTCGTGCTGAGCGTTGGCGCTATTCCACCCGCGAATTCCCAATCCGTCCCATATGAAAGCGTCCTGGAGCCCGTGGCGTCTTGCACGATGCGAATGACGCCAGACTGCCCAACCTTTTCGTTCGTCGGATTACCGAGTGTTCTGTTGCCACCAAGCGTCACCACGGCATTGATGAAAGTGGACATATCGACAGTGATTGTCGCGGCATCGGTCAAAGTGACCTCAGCAGCGGCGGACCAAACAGCGTCCGTCTGAAGCGTTAGGCTGGCGGTGTTCGCCCTATACTGTGCGGCGGTGGCATAAGCGGCTGTTGGGAGTGCTGTGCCATTTAGATAATAGCCAGTGGCATTGATGGTGCCGGCGCCTTTGTCGGTCCCCGTGGCGCCGGCCATATATAGACCAGCGCCAAGGGACATGCGCAGCCCATTCGCGCCAGCTACATAGGTTTCCCAATTGAGGCTAAAGTCCTCGCTGGTGGATGTCGGATCGATTATGAGACCATACATATCCCCATAGCTCTGGATGTTGCCTGCGCTGTCTCTGCCGTTCCATTGAATAAGACCAACAACGTCCGATGCGGCGGGGCTGGCTGAATTGCGATAGAGATTGATGCTCGGACCAAAAGTAGCTCCGGCGTCGGTGCTTTCCAGCGTTAGGAGATATCCAGATGCCGTACTGGTAATCGTAGCTGATGATCCAAGCGCCGTCGTTCCGGTGAATGACGCCCCTGTCCTGAACGTAGCAATCTGCGCCATGATTGTGCGCAGCGCATCGTCCATATTGGAAACTGGCGCGGTTCCCTGGATGTTGACACCCCCAACATCGGTGTTGTTTGCCGCCGTTGTATCCCAATCGGTGACTGCGTTCTTTGCCATAATGTTATCCTGCTAATAGAGACCGCCGCCGCCAGCGTCGATCGCGGATTTAGCTTCTGCTGATAAATTGCCGCTGGAACCATTCGGGTTGTAACCGGCTGGTTTCGATGGCGCTGACGGGAAGCCAAGGCCGCCTACCGGATTGGCAAACGACATCGGCCCGGCGAAGGTGTTTACGGTATGGGTGCCGACGCTATTGTTGGCTTGATTACCTAAAAGGCCGGAGAGGGGGGCCTTTCCTTGGGCGAGGTTCTTACCGACTAGTCCGCCAAGAAGTCCGCCGAGTGGCCCGAGTGCATATGCACCCAGTGCGGCTCCGGCCAGTGTTCCGGTGACGGATTTCGCCTTTGGCCCGAACATCCCGCCTATGCCTTGGGATTGCGCCTGATCTGGCTGCTGTCCGAGAGGGCCTGAAATGTTTGATGGTTGAGCGGCAGGAACACCACCAAGCGCCGCCATCATCGTTCCATCGGGCGCTACTGCCGTTACAGCGCCAAACTTGTTGGTGACATAGGAGGGGCCGAATGAATTGACGCGCGAAACTGTGGTTCCGGGCGTTGATGTCTGCGCCGTCCCTATGGCCCCGCCATATACATCAGATGGTGAGAGAGATGGCTGAGATGGCGCCGCAAGAGAGGGACGGCTCATTGCCGCAACTGCCGAGGGAACCGCTTGGGGCGGTGCTGCCGGTACGGCGGCGGCAACATTTATCTTCGGTGCTGCGATAGTGGGCGCCGGAGCGGCTTGCGCAACACTGGTGGGGGGGGAGATTGAGGGCGCAGGTGCGATACCCGTAACCGGGTCGAGCCCCAGCCTTTCCGCCAAGCTGGCGCGCTCATCCTGCGAGACGAAATTCCCGGCCGGAGCTGCGTTGGCAATGGTGCCCGTGTTGGTTTTCTCGTCCTGAGACGCGAAGGATCCCGACGATGGGGCACTAGCGACTGACTGCGATGGCTGTGCTGCCCTTGCCGCTTGTGCGGCTTGGGTGACAGCACCAAGCCCCTTCGCGGCCGAAGTTGCTGCCGTTGCAGCAGGGGATAGGGCTGGAGAGGAGACTGGAGCAGTGGGAGCTAATCCCCTCATTGCATCTACGGGGTTGGCGGCAGGCGCAGCGGGCGTCCCGATCCCTCGCGGCGTTGCCATGCCGGCAAAGAGACCCGACTGAGAAGGTGCGGCTGGCGGCCCGAGCGGCGCCCTGGCGACATGTCCTATCGGTGCGCCGGGCGTCATGTCGGCCATCTGGCTATCTGGCCCGTAAGGTGTAGGCGCGGTGTTCGGGGTGCGCGGCGAGGTCGCGTCTATCGTGCCGACAAGATTGCCTTGTGCATCATAGACGTTGGCCTGAGTGTTCCCCTCAACCGCCTGCATGCCAGCAACGACAGCCGCGCGCTTATCGGCCGGGATATCCTTCATCTTCGTGTCAAGCGAGACACCAGCGGCAGCGGCTACGGCAGCGGCATAGGCAGCAGAATTGTTCTCAAAAGAGGGGGCATATTTAGCGATCGCCTCGCGAAGGCTGAGGTTCGCGTAGTTCTTGCCGAAGATCAGGCCGGCTTGGGCGCGTTGGCCCGTTAGACGCGAGCCGAAGACCGCAAACCGTCCATCAGTGCCGATCGCGCCATAGCTATTGGCGTAGTTGCCGGCTTCGATGTTGCCAGGATTGTTGTTGCGAGTCGCGCGGTCCCCAACAACGGTTCTTGGACCTTGCGGCGTGTCGACAACGGTATAACCTTTGCCAGCGCCGAGGACGCTGCCGTAAGTCAGTGATGCCATTGTAAAGCCTTAAATGAAGCGCTATTTTGTTGGGATGCGCTTGTTACTTGCCGCTCTTACGGTTTTCTCGCTGTCCAACGCCCTTGCGTTCGATGGTTCTGCGACCATCAAGCAATACGATCATGCCCGGCCCGGTTGCCGTCAGAATGAACTTGACGGAAAGCCCATCTCTGCCGCCGAAAGCGATAAGCAGTGCAAGATCCTCGCTAAACTCGGCAAGGAGCTGAAGGCTAACGGCTACTGCTGGTATAAGCCCGAGCAAGAGTGGCGCCCCTGCAAATAGACCACGACCCCGCCGAGCCTCCCAGAGACCGTTCTGGTTTGAGGATTTATTGGGCCTGTCTAGCCGTCCTTGGCCTTCTTTGGGCTGGCTACCTTGCCGCGAATACCCCTGATTGGTGGGCGATAGCCTTAGGGGCGGGAACTGGCCTTTTCATTGCCACCTGGGCTATTGAAATGACCGGGAACAAAGCCCCGAAGTGGATGCGCCGCTAATGCCTTCCAGAAATAGCGGGAAGCGCACCGCTACGGAGATATGAAGCCAGTAGAGCATTGCTTACTGGATTAATCGCACCAGCCGCAGCCTGGTTGCCGAGATACCGCTGAACCGGAGCACTCATGAGAGTACGGCCCGCCACATAGGGTGCCGCAAGACCAGCAGCAGCGCCCGGAAGACCGGCAATCATGCTCCCGAATCCGGCAGACCCGATCGGCACCCCAATGTTGCGCACGGCGGTACGCGCTGCCGTTCCAGAATTGGGCAACGGCGTCATGACGGCTTGGCCGGCTTTCGCCAAGTTGGTGAAGTCATTCGCTCCCGTCACAAACCCCTCTCGATTGCCAGAGGCCGCCGCTATGCGAAGTTGTGCCGGGGAGATAAGGCCAAGGCCCGCATCCGCGCCACCTCCACCAGCAGCCTTTGCCAATATCTTGAAGTTCCCGTATTGCCTGCGGAGCACCTTCCACGCGCCCGCGTCGCCGGGGTTGATCGAGCGCTCCATAGCGTTATCGAGTGCGTCCCGAATGCCCTTCAGCGCTTTGGCAAGCGTCTGATTTCCGGTGGAATTTGAGGCACTAGATAAATCCGAGCGAATTGCCTGATATTCTGCCCCGGATAGCTTGCCGCCATTGGCGTTGACCCGACTTATAAGGTTCGCCACCACATCATTAACGATAGGCTTCTGTTGTGTCTCCAGAAGGTGACGATAGCGCTTGATTGTGGCGCCAATATCCTGCGCCAGCTTTTGATCCGCCACCATAGTGTTGCGGTTGGAGATGTCCTCAAACCCCTGCTGCAAGGTGTTTTTGAGCGACCCCAGATTATCCGGCATAGCGCGGCCGGACCCTCCAGCCTTGCGCATGGCCGCGTCGGTGAAGGCTTCCGCCTGCCGATCCATCATATTGGCTGCCTTGGAGCCGCCAAGCTCGCTCTCCGCAAACTGAAGAGCCTTGGAGCTGGTGCGCTGGCCAGCAGTAACCGGCACACCTTCCTGAGCCAGGATATTGACGGCCGCCTCGCGCTCGGGAGACGACGCAAACGGAGAAATGAGCCGACGAACCCCGGCTCCGAGACCCGCTGCAATATAGGGCGCTGCACCACCTGCTGCAAAGCCAAACGCTCCACCCTTTGCGGCACCCGTGGCGCGGTCCATCAAATCGCCATTGGCATTGCCGGCACCCATCAGGCCGCCATAGATTGAACCGTCAAGAGCGGAGCCGAGAGCCACGCGCCCAAGTGTACCACCCGCATTGGCTGCACTTGTGCCGAAGCCGGCACCCCCGGTAGCGACGCCCTGGGCAAGACCGCCACCAATCTGACCGGCAAGATACGAACCTGGATTCTGCGCCTGTGCCTTCGCATCATTGGCGCGCATCTCAGCTAGAACCTGATCGCGCGGAAGACCGGAAATCGCACTACCAAGGTATGAGCCCAATTCATCACCGAAGCCGAACGTGGTTGCGTTGGCTGAGCCCATCCCCGCAGAACCCATACGGTTATAATCAGCAGGAGAGAAAGCGGGAACGCCAGATGGCTGCCCGGTGCTCGGATCGACCTGGACCCGTGGCGCGCCGTTCTGAATTGCCTTGGCTCGCTCGATGCCGGCCTTGGCGCGGGCGTCAGCCGACTGGCTATCGCTCGCGCTTAGTGTCTTGGCGATCTCTTCAACGGTCGCGTTCTGCTGGTCGGGCGTTAGCTGTAAAAAGCTATCGTCAACCTGAACCTTATGACCCTCGATATTAAGCGTGGTCACTGGCCAATGCTCCAGTTAATGCCGGATTGCGTCCTGAATGCTCCACCAAGAGGAGGAGCGGCTGCGCCCGGAACCATGGGCTGACCAAGACGCTGCTGAGCGGCCTGCGCCTGGAGCTTCTGGAGACCTTGCTGCGTGTAAAGGTTGAAGTCGTCCAATGCCTGCTTAAAGTCGTCAAGGTTCTGCGCTTGGCTAAGACGGGTGTACGCCTCTTCTGCCTTGCGACCTTCGTAGTCAGTGATTGCGCCGCCGCCCTTGAGCATCTGGCGGGCCTGTAGGAACGCACCGCCCTGAAGCTGATTGATCTTTTGCTGCACTCTTTCGGCATCGGCTGTAAAGTTCGGAAGCCGCCCATAGACGGGGCCAACCATATCCGGCAGCTTAGGATCATTCTTGAGGTCGTTGACCTGTTTATCAATATTCTGTGCGAGCTGCGTTACACCGGGGAGAGCGCCGGCAGCGGTGCCGACTGCCTGCCCCTCCTTCATGCCACGGTTGGTCTCGAACGACTTCTGATAGGGCGATACCGGCTTAAACCCTGCCGGCATGGTGGAGGCGACAATCTTGCCATCCTGCGTGGCCTGACCATAAATCAAGTCGCCATTGTCGTTCTGAAGAAGGACAGGCGTTAAGCCGGCTTTTGACTGCACGCCGCCACCTGGCGCCGAAATCCACTTATGATTTATATAGTCATAAAGGTTGCCGCCGCCAGCGTTAATAAGACCCATGCCTTTCTGGGCATACTTCTGCTGGGTGTACGTCTTCCAAGCCTCATCGAGGGGTAGGCCGGCATCAACCATTGCGGCATATTCCGGAGCGTTCTGCCGGAAGTAGTCCATGGTCTTGTTCTTGGAGGCAGTCTGGGCTTTTGCCTGTCCATAGGCGGCAAAAGCATTGCCGAAGTTTGCAGCATTGCCCTGATTGCCAAGGAGGGCCGCCGCAACAGGCATAGCCACATCCGGCTGGAACAACTGCTGCAACCCGGAGGGCTGCTGCGTTGCGCCTGGGGCTTGCGCCTGAGTGCCGAAGAGAGCGTCGAGAAGGCCCATGGGTGATTACCTATTCGCGCCGCCGCTGTGGATAAAGTCGCCGGAGCCCTTGCCGCCAATAATGCCGCCGCCGGGCTTTGGTGCTGGAGTTGGGGCCGGCTTCGGCGCCGGGGTTGGTGTCGGCTGAGGGCCATAGTCCGGCAGCGACATGGGGGCGTAATACTGCATGAGCTGGCTCATGATATCTGCAGGCGCCTGTCCATAGCCCGAGGCCAACTGCTGGGAGAGTGCATTCAACTGCCCTGGCATTGCCGGCTGCACCGTATCCATAGGCATTGTCGTATTGGTTGATTTCGTGTCTTCTTTCTTTCCGCCGCCGCCCGACATCAGAAAAGCCCTCCAAGCAAGGAACCGCCGCCGAGAATACCGCCGACCGTGTTCGAGAGAAGATTTGACGGGCCTTGGGCGGTTTGAGTTTGAGACCCGTAATTGCCGGCACCGTTTGCCGCCGCGAGCAATGCCTGAATATTTGCCAATGGCGCGTTCTGCCTCTCATTGGCAATACGAAGCTGGTCGTTCAGCGTGCGGCCATAGAGGTCTTCATTCATCTGCCCGAGCTGCTGAAGCGTGTTCGACGGCGCCTGAGCCCCCTGATAGGCTGCGCCGAGATTGGCCTGTCCCTGCTGGCCGGCGTTGAACAATTGCTGCTGTGCATTGTCTCTGCGATTGAGCCAGTTGTTAAAATCCTGCGAGACGAGATTGCCGGTGACATCACCAACCGACTTCTCAAGCACGCCCTGATGCGTGCCCGAGGCGTAGCGTCCCATGCTGCCAGCGAGATCGTTAGCCGAGTTGGTTGCTGCGTCCTGAGCCTGTTTCAGCACGTTGGCGAAACCGGGATTGGCGTTCATGTCATAGACGGAATTGGCGGTCTGCTGAATGCCATTCAGCGCATTCATCTGCTGAGCGTTATAGCCACCGTTGTTGATGATATTCTGATACTGCCCGGAGAGACCATTTGCGCCGGAATTGGTGTTGGCGAGGTTCTGGAGATTGCCCATCGCCTGCGTGGTCTGCTGCGCATATGGGACCACCGTGGACATGGTGTTCGGCTTCACCAGCCCGCCATTCTTATATAGGTTGAGCGCGTCGCCCATGCCCTGCTTCAATAGCGGTTCTGCCGCCTTATAGGGCTGGTTGCTGGAGGTTGTGGTGGTGGAATTGCCGCCGCTCATATCGTTTCCTCGTAGAGAACCCTCAGCCTCTTCGCGTTGGGGAAAATCTTTGCCCAGCCTCCGCGACCATCCGCTATGAAGCTAGTGGCGCCGCAGTCCTTTGCGATTCTCGTTGCAGTCTCGCGCATGTCGCCCATCCAGGACGCCAAATCCGTCCCGTAGAGTGCGAGACACCTTAATTTCGTGCCGGTCTGCCAGACTTCAGGGCGCCACATGCAGGCGCCATACAAATGTTCCTCATCGTGTACGACACAAAGGAACGCATCGCCGCGTCTCGCTTGCTGCCAGAGATCGGCGAGTGTCAGGTCCCCACCGGTTCTCAGAAGTGCGCGCTGAAAGCCATCAGAGAGTGCCGACCAGACGCCATCAACTGAGCCTGCCGGCACGACGCTAATTTGCGGCATTCTCGTTCGTCTGGCCCGCAATCGCGTAGAGAACGGTTACGGTGACTTTGTTCGCTACCGCTGCCTTTGCCCTGATCTTACGTGCCGTGGATTTGGCATAGAGCTTCAAGGGAGCGTCGAAGCCAACCGTCATGGTTTCGTTTGCCCCGAGCGTGTTCGAGAAGATCCCATAGTCCGTGGCGTTCGAGGTCCAGTAGACGTTCACCAGGCGAGACGAGGAATCGTCGTTGACGAGGACCACACCGTAGACGAGATAGGTTGCCTTATCGCCAGCTGTGATCGAAAGCACGTCGGTAACTGATGTGGTGGTCAATAGGAGGGATGTCGGCTCCTGAAGACCGTTAGCGACAGAAAACTCACGCATCTGGCACCACGAACTTGCCGATCGCAGCACTGATTAATGCCGCTCTTGCGGTAGCCTCCTGAAGCTGCGTTTCCAAGCTTTCGATGTTAGCCTTGATTTGGTCAACCGTAGCCTGCGCGTTGACGAGTTGATCGGCGTAGTATGAGGTGATGCTCACCATCTCGATATCGGTGGCACCGCACGCTGTAAGAGCGTCCTGAAGCGTCTGATTGAGTTTCATGACCCCGCCATAATCTTCCAGTTGGTGCCATCGCTCACAAGAAGAGCCCAGGCCCCGGCAGTTGCGGCTAAAATCGCAGTGCCAGCCGCCCCGCCGGCTCTGGGCACCACATTTGAAGATGCGGAAACGACAGTTTGCGCCTGGATGTTGTTGATCAGGATTTCACGTCCGCTGAATGATGAGGCGGCCGGTAGTGTTACCGTACAGGTAGCCCCGGATTTGTTGTTGATGAGGTTGTTTTCAGTCGCCGCGACCGTAAAGTCGGCGGTCTTCGTGATCGGCGCCCCCCGTCCGAAGCTGCCGCCAAGCACAGAGACAAACCCAGCGCCGTTGATGCGCATGCGTTCGGTAGATGTGCCGCTACCATTGGTCGAACTTGTTTGGAACCTGATTTGAGCATCGCCGGAAAACAGGTAGAACCCGAAATCCGCAGTCGGGAAACTGGCGCTGGCGTATGCGCCGTTTGAAACCCGCCGATTGATTGCCAATACGGCATTATCGTTGAAGCTGCCCCAGTATGATTTCATGCTGGTGGCAGAGCCAACCGCAAGGTCTACATTCTCTCCATATCCCACAGCTAGACGTTCGCCTGGCGTGCCGGTGTTTGGTCCAACCCCAAGGCTACCCAAAATCGCTTGGTTGACACCGGCTGAGAAGGTATTGGCTCCATCTAGGAGCGGAACTGTGTTTCCCGATGTACCGGTATTTTTGTACGCGGCTGTGCCTAGCCCCGCAATGACGCCAAACGTAGCTGCGTCGGCGGCCTGGAGGATGCGCCGGGCAAATGACGACAGGTTCACCGCTGTCCCTCGACAACAGCCGTTGGCTCAAGACCGATCACATGATCCCAATCAGCTCCATCTGGTATTTCCATACGCCAAGCAAATATCTTGGCCGATGAGCGGAATGGAACGAGCGCCGTGGATGGAAACGGCGAAATCGCGCTGCCAACCGTCCTCGTTCCGCCGTGATAATTTGAGGTGATGGTCCGAAGTGTGAAATTCGGGCAGTTGGTGTAGACTTGCGCTTTCTGTAGAAAGGAACGCAGCCCCGGATTTATCTCGATATCCGCAGTGTCGAGCGTCGCAGCCCTTGGCGTTCCTGTCAGATAGCAAAGCCGGTTCGAAGAATCGAACACTGCCATGGTGGGCGTGCCGCCAGTAAACAGACGGCTATCGAACGGTTCAACGGCTAGATCAACGCTGGCGTAATAGAGATCCATCCCATCCACGGTGACGGCTGGCGTAACCAAGGACGCCATTTCCGTCACGTTGTTGTCAGCATAGCACCAGCGATCCAGACCCCAATGATAGCCCAGAAGGAACTTGCTCGTATCCGCCTTCTGGGCCTGCACCCAAACAATCTTTTGGAACGGATCGAGCATTGCCCGGATAGTGGCCAACTGCGACCGATCGATATTCGCGTCAAACCACCTATCAACCCGCTCGCGGCCGATCGGCGTTCCGTCCACTCCAAGAAAGAAACCATCTGCCGAATAGTAGAAATAGGAGCCCGGAGCGATTTCCGTGATCGTCAATGGCGAAATAACACCACGATCCTGGTTCAGCACATCAGTTCGGAACGAGAAATCGCCCGTCGTGATCGTCATTGAGCGAATGCGGGTGCGCTGAAAGATGATTGCGCCCTGCTGCGACCCTCGCCCGCCCATAACTTCCCCGCCATCGGGGAAATCCTGGAAGTCACAACCTTTCTGCCCGACCGTCCAATACGAGGCATCGCCAATGCCGGAGGTCTGGATGCGATTGGGGAAGCTGGCGATGTTCCCAAGCACCAGATATTCTCCCGCAACCCAACTGTATTTTGCCTTGGGAGGCGAGCCAGGCGCTATGGCGAAGTTCGTCCCGGAATCTACGTTTATATATTGGATATCGTCCGAGATCTGGTGAGCAAAGAGGTTCGTCCCGAAGACCGTGAACGTCCAGCGATCCCCCGTTGCAACGGCATAGTTGCCGCCAACAAGCCGAGTGACATCGGTCCAGCCTAGCGTCGCCGAATTGTACTCATAGAGCTTCGTCGCGGTGCCCGCGAAGATACGGTAAGCGCCCGTCGAAGTCCTGGCATAGACAGCGCCGAGGCATTGGGATGCCAAAGCAGACGAAATCACTGTCAGATCGGGCAACGGCCCCCAACCATCCTGTACCGGAATGCAGTTCACGACATTCCCTGTCGAGCCGGGCGCATAAATAGAGCGGTCAGGCTCAAACGGTGGGAAAACGATCACGGCGTGCAGCCCGTCAACGTCACGCCGGCATTGCCGAACTTACCTCGGGCCTCAACCGAGTTCATCAGGTCGATGTAGCTCTGAAGGAACTGGCTCTCGGTCGAAATCCGGTCTGCATCCTTGATGTACTCGCCCACATAGAGCAGGCAGGCATGCAGATAGAAATTCGGGTGCGCCGTCAAAAGCCAATTGGTGGTGTTGGTAGAGGTGAGGCCTGGGATTTTCTGATAATAAGTCAGTTCGATGTTGTTCGAGCTGAGCGGGAACGCCATCAACTGAGTGCCAAGGATGGTGAAGTTGCACGCCAATCCAGAGGCGCGGTCTGGATAGAGCGCGTCCGCTGCATCCTCAGTGATATATTCGAGGCGGCGGCGGATCGATGCGAGTTCAACGACGCGCTTGTATTCCAGATAGTCGGTAGGCAGCGTGCAGAGGTTCGACGTGGGCGTAAGCGTCGTCGTCGTTTCCATCTGGCGCATGCGAAGCTTGCTGTTCGCCACGCCCTCGGCAAGCTGAATGATAGTGTCTGCTGCAGCAGAGATGTCCGAACGCGCCGGCCAGTCGCTCGTGAAGGCGGTAACGAGATCGGAATAGGATGCAATAGTGGTCATACCCTACCCCGAAACGTCCTGAACGGTCTGGCGGCCTCGGAATTGAGCCACCACTTCATGTGATCGCGGTCGCCTTCGCGGATCTTCTGCGCAAGCTGGTTCTTGGGATCGAACAGCACATTCAGGGGAATGCGCCCGACAATCTGGCCATCGCCAAACCGCTTGCTGTGGCTTTCCTCGAATGACCGCTTGTTGTCTTCCAGCATCGCATCGATCGCGCGTGGCGTGGTGCGGTAGACATAGATCACATCGCCATTTGCAAGCCGCTCGATGGGCGCGCGGTGGCGAATGAAGTCTTCGGTGATCTCTACGAATTCCCAGGCATCGTCTCGGATATTGAGACGGGGGGGGTCAATCGTCGAAGTCACGCTCGGCAATCCCTTGCCGTTTCATGGTCTTGCCTTCGTCCTCGGGAACCTTGATTGTGGTTCCAGCCCAGATCTTGTTTTCATTGAGGACGCCGGGGAAAGGCGGCGGGGCCTTCTCGCCAGAGATGAACTCCTCAGGCTCCACAACCTTGATCTGGCCATCGGGGAATTTCTTGGTGACTTCCTTCTTGAGGTAGCCAACGACTTCATATTCGCCCATCGGGCGATAGTGCCGCAACAGCTTCATTGCGACCATCTTGACTGGCTCGGAGTCCGGGATTGCAGCCTCAACAGCGGCAGTCGGCTGACGTTCGTATACGCCTCGCGGCATGAAATTCTCCATGGTTGGAAGAACGAGGGGCCAGCAAGCGCCAGCCCCTCAGAGATGTTACACAGCCGCCGAGAACGGCGACGCTTCAGTGCCGGTGCAAGTCAGGGCGCCGGCCAGCATCCAGAAGCCAGCAGCGGCATCCGTGAACTGCATCCACGAACCAAGCAGACCGCCAGTCGTGGAACCGTTCATCGTGATCGTGTCTGTGGAAGCCGAAGTCGGCATGGACGTACCGGCAATATCCGTCGTCAGATGGATGGCGCCCGACATAACGTCGGTAGAGTTCGCCACCTGGACGACGTGGTTGCCCGAAGACACCGTAGTCTGGATGAACACCGTGTACACGTCGCCCTTGCCGGTCGAAGCCGGAAGCGTGATCGTGCGGCCGGTGGACGAGTTCAGCACGCAAATATTGTTTGCGTACGGGCGCTGCGTGAGCGTGGTGTTTGCCGTTACAACAATCGGCTGGAGGGAGTAGGAAGTAGCCATTGTCGTTTCTCCTCAGGTCGAAGCAGTCAGGCCAAAGAGATCGGCGGCGCAGCCGTGTGCGGCTTCGTTCTTCACAACGAGCGTGTACTCGACGTTCAAAACGCGCTTTTCCGAGTCGCCGGTCTTGGCGGGCTTGTTCATGGTGATGTCGCGGAACACGCCCATCTGGACCATCTTGGGGTCGATCAGGAACGCATTGCGCGCAACGGTGGCGCCGGCACGGGCCATCTGGCGGTTCGGAACAACCGTGATCGTGCCGAAGTCCGACAGATAGGTGTCGGCAGCGGCGATGATCTTGGCCTGGCCGCCCTTGATCTCATGGCGCAGCGGAACCACGTCCGCGTCGTCAAGGATGCGCGAGAACACCGTCTTGACGTAGGGCGAAACCATGAGGACATCAGGGTTGCCGCCTGCGTTATAGGTGTTCAGGATCACCGAATCCAGAATGGTCTTGGTGAACGCGCGCTGGGTGCCGTTGGTGGCCGCGCCCTGGATGCCGTTCGAGAACGAACCAGACGAACCACCCGAGCCAAGATCGTCATTGGTGGCGATCCAGGCACGGAAACCAGCCGCAGTACGGTTGGTGGCGCCATTGCCCGTACCGGCGGAAGCCGCCTGATTGCTCAGGAGGGTGACTTCCATGTCGGTGCGGAGTTCCACGCCCTTCTTGGCGGTTTCACGTGCAACTTCGGACTTGCGACCGGCCTTGTCGGTCTGGTCCTGCGTGGCAGAGATGATGAACGCCTTTTCCGAAATCTGGCAGTAGTTGCCGATACGGGTCGTGGGGTTGATGGCGTCGAACGTCCAGTCGTTGCCTTCCGGCTGGTTGTTCGTGGTGACCGGCGTGGCAAGCGTGTCGGTCTGCCACTCGGGGTGGACAGAGGCGACGGACTTGCGGCCGATAAGCGAGGTGAAGGGAGTCTCTTCCGGCGTGATCATATAGATCTTGTCCGCAAGCTCTTCCCTGTTACCTACGGCGTCGTAGGTCTCAAAGGTATTGGCAACCTGTGCCATTGAAGTGCTCCGTTAAAGGTTGAGGTCCATGAGAGCCGCAACGCCAGCGTCGAATGACCCTGACTTGCGGAGGTTCTCAGCCCTTTGCTGTGCTTCACGGGAGGTTTTGGCCTTCGGGTCCATGCGCCGAGATCCAGAGATCATCTGGGGCTTCTTCTCGACTTCCTGCTTGACCTGAGGCGCCTTGTTCAGCGCCTTGTGGAACTTCACTAGGTCACGCATGGCGACATAGAAGCGGTGATCAAGGGTTTCCTCGATTTCCGTCTTGGAAAACCCGTATTTTGAGGCCATGGTTTCCACGGCGTCGTTCCAGAAGTTCTGGTAGACATTCCTGTCCTTGAACTCCGGGATTGCCTCCAGCAGGCGCCTGGATTCCTCCTGGCGAAGCTGGTTGGTGGCCTCGGCTTGCTGTTCCTCAGTCAGGCGCGAATTGGCCTGCTGCTGATAGGCAAGCTGGTTGAACACCTGCATCCGCTCTTCGTAATCCGCCTTGGCCTGCATGTATTGTAGCGGGTCGGATTGCAGCAGTTCCCGAGAGGGAGGCTGCGGAATGAACTTCTGAGCGGCCGAAAGGATAAAGTCCCGCTGTTGAGCGAGTGACTGAGCGTGTTGGTCCAGTTGCGACTTCTGCTGAGCGAAAGCATCGCGCTCTGTCTTCAGCTCGGTCGTCTTCCTGGTGTAATCGCGCTGGAAGAGGTTGTTACGCTTCAGCTCAGCAATGGTGATCACAGACCCATCATCGAGCGTCACCTTGGCCGAATCCGGCGCAAAGCGTCCACCCTTGAGGGGCTCGGAGCCGTCTGGGTCTTCTACGTCTTCAGCGGTGGCTTCGTCCGGTGTTTCGGACTCTGCCTTGTCTTGGGCCTCAACCGTGTCTTGGGGGTCCGTTTCCGGGTCTTCGATCAGGTTGCTGATGGCGTCCGCGCCTTCGTTGAACGTAAGCGCGCTGTCCTCGGCGGTCCCCTCAACGGGGAGGTCGCTTGCTGGCATGTCTGATTTTCCTCGTGGGATTTAGCGGCGGTCCTTTTAAAAGGGGCCGGTTTTTGCTAAAGAAGAACAATGAGCAAGACAGACGAACTTCCGCCCGGCCCGTTCTTCGATGCAATTCGATACTTCGATGAATTGGTCGCGAAGAGACGCGCCAAATATTTCGAAGAGACTGGTATGCATGTCCCCGATGGCAGCATTGCCGTCTCTGCCTACTTCGCGAAATGCCTCGAAGAGGCTCGGGAAGAGCTACGCAAAACTACCTGAAGATTGAGTAGTGTTCGTCATAGAAGCCGCCGATTGCAGCTTGGAGCGAATATCTTCGATCGCTAGTACCCTCTGCTGAAGGCGAAGGACCGCTGTAACGTCGTCTGCCTGGACGTTGGCGAGGTCATTCAAAGCCTCAAGCCTGATTTCGTCCATGGCCAGTGCTAGTGTTGCGTCGTCAAGGAGCCGCTGTGCTTCCTTGGGGATAATTTTATCAACCGCCACTGTAACTCACGGTGACCGAGACGTTGGCGAGCGTCGCATCATAGCCGACATAGATGCCCTTATCGCAGAACACATCGAGATTGATGGTGTGGCCCGGCGTGGTGGCGAAGATCCACTCGGAATAGACCACCGTTCCAGATTCCGCCGTGTTGTCATAGATCGAAAGCAGGCCGGCTGTCGGGGTTGCCGTGGTCGGGGCAATCGAGACGTTGTGCAGGAATGCGCTCTTGGCCGCCACCTGGCCATCTGCCGTTACGCGGGAATAGCGTGTCTTGCTCATTTGGCGGGGACCTTCTGTTTCGCCGTGTCGCGCTTTACCTGATTGTTCTGTTCATTCGTGTGTGCCGTGAGGGCTGCTGTCTCGCGGTGCATCTGCCGCTGCGCATCGAGTTCCATGACCTTCATTTGAAGCTGATGCTCGCGATCAAGCTGCTTCTGGCGCGATTCCTCGGCCAACTTGATCTGATCAAACTGGTTCTGCTGTGCCTGTGCCGCTTCGGCCTTCTGGAGTTCGGCCATCTTCACCTGAAGATCGGCCTGCATCTGCGCCTGTTCCTTCTGAACGGCGGCCTGAGCTTTGGCGCCCTCAAGCTGTGATGACATCTGCATCTTGGCCTGCTCAAGCTGCATTTGGGCCTGAACCTTGGCCTGTTCGAGCTGAAGTGCCGGATCAACCTTCGGCTGCGCCGCTTGCTGCTTCATCTCCTGAAGCTTGTTCTCATCGATCTGGATATAGAACTCGTCAGGGTTTCTGATGCCTGACGATTCAGCCAGCTTGGTCGCTGTCTTGATGATCTTGGGAAGCATGTCCAAGGCATCGTTGGCGAAGCCCGTTTGAGCCAACTGACCCGTCAACATCGTCTGCGTGGTCAAAATATTGTTCAGCATCGCCATGTCGCGGTCACGCGAGCCTGTACCAAGCCCAACGTTGATCGTGACATCCATGTTGGTGTTCCAGAATCGCGGGTCCATATTGACCCACTTGTCGCGAATGCGAATGGTCCTCGGGCGATCTTGGTGTTTCACCAGCAGTCGAAGGATCATCTTGAACACGCGCTTCCAGCCCAATTCGGCCATGTTGCGCGCGATCAATTCCACCTGGGAGTAAGACGCATCCTTCTGATTCTGATTAGCCGTTGCCGACTGGTTCTGAAGCGTCTCGGGGTCCAGCGCCATCGTAGAACGGGAAACGCCAGTGCGCTTCTCCGTCACTTGATCGAAGTGCTCCAGACCCATCAAAGCTTTGTCGCCAATGAAGGGAATGGCAAGAGGCGTCGGCGGGACTTGCGTGCCCTTCTTGACGCGGATAGTGCCACCGAAGACGGGAGCCGCCATCATCTCCGGGTTCATCACCGATCCGTCCTCAACCCACATCAGCGGGTTGTTCACCCAGTAGAGATTGTCGAGGAACTGGCGCGTCAGCACCGTCTTGACGCGCTGGGTGTCCATCGTCTCATCAGCAACGGAACGCGCGTCCCAGCGATGAGGAACAGGCTCACAGGGAATGTCCGAGAACGGGACATCATCATCCCATACTTCCCAGTCGAGCAATTGTCCCGAACCACCAGAGCCAGCATAGAAGGCACGGATGGTCTCTGCTATGCCATCTCCATCAACATCAACTTTCAGGTAGCACTCATACAGCTCGATAAGCTGCATGGCCTTGTCCTGGGTGTCTGATGTGACATCGAAGTTCGGATCTCGCGCCTGGCGCTCTTCCTGAAGCCCGGAATGACGATAGGCGGGCAGTTCATCAACAACCGCTTGGTCAAAGCCCATCTCAATAAGATCGGAACGTGTGACTTCATCCCTGTGGGCAGTGAAGCGCGCATCCTCGATGTCGGTGGAATCGCGGTCCTTGAGAAAGTCCTCCCCTGCGATGCACTTGATCCTCAGGCGCCCCGCCCGTGTCACGCGTTTCATCTTCACGTCAAAGACGGGGATTTGCTGCTCAACCATCTGCCCCGTGGCAGGATCTTGCATGATGACGATTTGAGGTTCGCCGGCCTTCTGTGCCGTTACCTCAACGCCCTGAGCGGCCTGGAGAATGGCGATCTGTTCAGCCGTGAGCCCGGACAGTTCGGAATACTCGCATTCCTCCTTATCGTCCCACCAGTGCTTTACAATCCCGTTTCCAAGAAGCAGGCTGTCATGCGTGGCATCCCACAAAACACGATAGCCATTGTTGTCCTTCCAGAAGACGTAATTGCAATAGTCTGTCGCCTGCTTGGCGAACTCCTCATCGTTTGGACCGTATGGCTCGTATTCGGCCATCCTGTCAGAGGCAGAGAACACGCGGATGATGCCAGGAAGCATCCAGCCGATCGTGTCGGCCACATCACGGGAAACGACAGACGAGCGATTGTTCGCCGCTGGCGTGTCGTTCATCACGCCGCGATAGTATTCCAGTGCACGCGCGCGCTGGCCCGACAGTTCGGATTCGGTGAACGAGACCGAGCTTTGAATCTCCATAGCGAGGAGGGCTTTGATCTCCTCCTCATCCATGCGCTCGCCTTTAGCCATCAAACCACCCAGGAATTGTTAGGCGCCGCATAGGACGATGTTTGAACGGGCGGCTCGTAGCAGACGCACATCAGGCCGAACGAATCCGCGCCGTGTGAAGCCCAATCGTGCTCAGGTCCAAGCCCGATGTTCCGCGTCTCATCGTGCTTTTCGTGATACCAGCCCAGCGCATCGCGGCCCGGCTCCGTTGTGTCTTCGTTGAACCAGATGCTCGGGAAGAGGCGCCGCCCCGCCTCTATGCGCATCTTGGCCGCGCCGGGCCCCTGATTGGGGACAACGGTCACATCATAGCCGTGTTGTTCGAAAGCGGCTTTGTAGTTCCAGTCAATGATGGACTCGTTATTGTCGCCATCATGCGGCAACCAGATTGCCGAATTGCCCGGTAGATATTTATTTTCCCTCAGCCACGAGAGATGATGGCCAAGCGGCTGGCCTACGGCTTCGTAATAATTCAAGACGCGAATTTCACGGCCGATGAACTGAGCAGCCCAGAATGTGAAAGCGTCGGCTTTCTTGCCTGTCCCGCCAATGTCGGCAAACAAGCGGATGGTCATCAGCGGATCAGCGCCAACCCTGCCAATGCGGCCCTTGGCTTTTGCCTCAATCAAATACTTGGCGTAATAGGCGCCAGAGAGAACAGTAGCGTATCCGCCTTCCCAGATGTGCTCGCATTGATCTGGGCGCTTATCCAGGTCTTCCTCTCGCTCCTCGTGAAGCTCTTGAGGAAACCATGGATTGTCTGACCAGTTTGCGCTTACGACTGTTGACCGTGACGGCGCTCCAGCCGGCCCACGAAAGAAATCATCAACAGCGTCTGTTTTACGACGCGGGTTCCATGAGAACCACAACTCCGACCCACTCTTGCGGATTGTAGGTCGCAGCATGGTCAAGCTGCGTTCGCTTAGTGTCTGCGCTTCTTCGACCCAAGCCACATCAAAGCCTTCGAGAGACTTGATGCTTTCGGCGTTGTGGTCCTGCATGCCCTCGAAGATGATCACACCACCGCCAGGCGTTACGATCTGGGCGCGCTGGCAATCGAAATGAGCGCCCAGATCGCTCGCCTTGACCTTGTCCTCGATCAGGCGCTTGGCGGATTCGCCTAGATCCTTTTGGACTTCACGAATGCAGACAGCTCGAAAGCCGGGCTCCGCATATGCACGCTCGACCAGTAGGCCAGCGAAGAAATGCGACTTACCCGAGCCGCGCCCACCATATGCTGCCTTGTACCGCATTGGCCCCAGAAGCGGGGCAAAGACCCTAGCGGTTGGGATTTGCAGGGTCGACAATCAGTCGCTCGATGCGATGAACGATCGGGTTGTCTGCATCGCCCATATGCTCGACCGTCGATAGATCAGGCAGAGCTTTCTTGAGCAATCCAAGCCCAGCGCTTACCTGGCTGGCGCTCATCTCCCTCTTACCCTCGACGTGCTCGATAAGGGCGTTGAGAATGTTGCTATTTTGGATTTTAACCCGGTGTTCATGCGACATTGTGAAACCGGGCTTTCGACCACGCTCAGCCATTGATGGCTTTCATAGTGATCTTCCCAATCCGGCAGTGATGGCTGCTAGGCGTGGTCGCGGCAAGGGCGACAGCCATAAACCCCTCAGTAGAAGGCCGCTGACTGCCTGCCCACTCCCTATGGTTCGCCCAAGTTTGGCCGGCCTCTGGCGGATAGTAGAGCCCGCGCACTCGCTCGGGGCTCTTATTAAACAAGACGTTGAAGATCGACATGGTGGCAGTCCTTTTGAGGGGAGGTTGCCGGATTACCGGAGATGCACTGCGCTCCACATTTGTGTGGAATCGGGCATTGCAGGCGGCAGATGACTGCACTTATGCCGAAGTCATGGCGATCGCGCCGAGACCGGGGCCTGCAATTTGTGAAATGGGGATTTTGCTTGGGGCGCAAAGCGCCAAAGTGAAGCTATGCGTCAATAAATCCGATTTGCTAGAGAAAGTCAACAGCGGAAAAATTTCACCAGCGCATTGCACACAAGCCGCGTTGCGCCGATCATGTGGTCGAACCTCTGGCCCTGAATCACGCACAAATCCAGAGCTGCCCAGAGATTGTCGCAGCGGTTCTCGCCCTGCGCTTCCTGGATGGCTTTGCGGCAGTCTGTGTAGCGCTCGTCCACGTCCTCGCACCATTGAATATAGGCATCGGAAATGTGGTCGCTCGGCATTCCAATGGTGCCATTGTTGACGCTGGCGTTCGGCGCCTTTTTCGACATTAGCCAGTCAGATCGCAATGAGAGATATTGCGTTGCCGCCTCGTATTGCGCCTCGCTGAGCCCGTCGCGGGGTCCGAGGATGGCGAGATAGCCTATATAGGTCTCTGCCCGTTGATCCTTCGCCTGGATGACTGTGAGCCCAAGCCGGCGCGCGCGCGTCTCCAGGGCAAGTTTATCGGCCGGCTCATCCGCTCTAGATGCGCGGCCATTTGGTTCGCGGTATTCAACCTCAAGCCTTGGCCTGCCTCTGCGTCGCCGCTTCTCAGCCCTCGTTGCTGCCTTGGTCATTCCTTGTCCTCATGAAGAACGCAGCCGAATTTGGGACCGACGACATTGGCCCACCACTCATCGTCCTCTACCAAGCACTCATTCTCTTCTATGTGCGGGCGATCATATCCGGTCTTCCATCGCCCGCACGTACCGAACGGAGCTGGCATTTCGGTGCTAGGGCCAAAATGCTTGCACGTGTCGCATGTTGCTGCCTTGGTCATGGTGTCCTCCGCTAGTCCTTGGCTTTTAGAACGACACGACGCTCCGGCTTGTAAACCGTACCATCACGATCGATCAGCCATGGTTTATCTGGCGGCCTCTCTGGTTCTGGATTCAACCATTCGTAAAGCAGCCGAAAGCAGCCTGAGAGCCAAACCATGCCCATCTCACTCTCCGCTCCGTTCTGGCGCATTGAGAACTTTCTTGAAGCCGTCCCACATCAGGCCATGGATGCCGCCAGACTGTTTAAAGGCCGGCGGGGCATTATCCCATTGCGGCAGAAGCCTCTGCATGGTGACGGTTGGCTCGTTGCACAGAGACATGACAAGCCAGCGGTCGCCATTCTTGTCCTCGTAAATCTCGCCTGGCAGTTCTGGTTTGATGCTCATTTCCGGTTCCTTCGTCTGCGCGTTTCTCTCGACCGCTCAAGGTCGTAGCCCACCAGCTTTGGGAGCCCGTTCATCTGCTGATGACTGGCTATGGAATAGAGGATCGAAACATGGTCGCGATTGAACCATGCGGCGATCTGTGGGCTGGAAAGCGTCATCTTGCTTTCCTTGACGCGGTAGATGGCTTCGTTCCTGGCATGCACGACTTTGTGCCGGCGGCACGCGCTGGCCAGATCGCTTATGAAAACATCGCGGCGCGCGCAGACTTCAGCTACGATGTCCCTAGCCCATTCAGGCATGCCCCATCGACGCAGGGTCAGCAGTCCTTGGCGGTTCATCTCTTCGCGAGCCGCGCGCTCTCTGGACTGTTTTGCCTGAGCGATGAACTCTGGCGTATAGCCCATCGACAGCGCCGTCTTTCGAACGAACGGCTTCTCGGTCGGATCGTATCCGGCAAATGCTACAACACCCATACGCTACTCCTTACGCTTATAAGGGCTTGGAAGATTAAGATGCCGGCTGCGCTCAATGCTGAGTTGCTTTAGTGCATCCGGCTCGGAACAGCCCAGAATGCTGGCGATGTCCCCTGTGTCGTGGCCAATGCGAAAGAGCGACAATGCGGAGAGTGGTTGCCGATAGGGGCGAAGCCGGGCGGGCTTGTCGTCTCCCGCGAACTGGATAAGCGTTTGCATTCACCCCTCCCGCTTCTGAGTTTCCCAATCCTGAAGGAACTTGGGCTTGTAGTTGCTGAGCGGCTTCATCTGGACGACGTTCTCTGCCCGAGCCGCTAGGCGAGCCTGGTACTCACGTTCCTTGTCCGCCCAATCGAGGTAAGCGCATTTGTTGAGCCAAGATGCCGCCAGGGGGATGTAGGCCTTGTCGCGCTCCGGCATGTCGCGGAGAAACGCCTTGGCGCCGTCGATGATGTCTTCCGGCATTGCTCCGGCCAGGATGTGCTTGCGGTATGTTTCACGTGCATCGCCGCGACCATCTGTCCTGCGCATACAGGGACGCCAGACAGCCCAAAATTCAGCGAATCCCTCGGGCTCTTGAATGGGTGCTTTCATCTCGATCCCTCAAATCAGGGCTTGGCGCCCTATCGAATTAGGCGGCTTCCTTGGTTCGGATGCCCCAGCCGCTCAAAGTCTCGCGGACATCCTCAATGCTTCTCACGACGGCTACAGGAACTTGCTGGGAAGCGAGGAAATCCCGCCACTCGCGCTGCTCCGGCCGGAGGTACGAACCCTCTTTCTTGACCTCCAGAAGCCCGTGGAAGGCTCCTGTGAGAAGGATGTCCGGAAAGCCCTTGCGCATGCCCCTCGCCTTTTCCTTGGCGCCTGTGATGGCGGAGCGAGGATTGTTCGAGACACCCACCGCGCGGATGGTCGATGGCAGCACGCGGTCCAGATAGCTGATGATCGCAGACTGGATCTGATGCTCGCTCATGCGGCCTCCCCAAACAGCTCGGATTGACGCGCGTCCTTCCTGTCGAGCATGCGAAGGACTGTTTCACCATGCCATTGCTTGTCCCAGACAAACCAGGCATTAAGCATCGGAGGCGCGCCCTGCCCGGTGAAGTCGATCTTCCAGCGCATGAGGTAAACCCGGGCCGGCGGATGCTGGGCGTAGAATGGACCGAGTCCGCCCGCCCCGGGCCATCCCCAATTCATTAGCAGCGCCATGTACTCGACCTTCATCACGTCGAGCGCATGCTTTAGCCAGCGGGCTTTACCGTTGCCCCAGCCGCATTCACCGAAGGGTGGGTTCGTCACTATGGCCATTGAGGCGGCGCAAGGAAAATCGTAGAATGAGAGGATATCTGCGCCGCATCCTCGATCCACGAGATCCGACGCTACAACGTCGAGCCCGACTGCCTGCATTTCTCTGACCATGGCACCATCGCCGGCTGCCGGCTCCCATATCCAAGGAAATTCGCGCAGTCGATCGATCTCGGCCGCGAGTAGCGCCCGTGTCGGCTCTGGCGGCGTCGGGTAGAAATCATCCTTCTCACGCTCCAAACCATCGACACGCTCGTAGGTGCCATCCAGGTTCATCTGGACGACTGGCTTCGACTTCTTTCCGGTGGCGCGGAACAGCCCGCGTGCAGAAGGCGCCGTCATACTTCATCGCCGATGGTTCGAAATTCAACGGGCCTGCCTTCGCTGATGGCGCGATCTATGCCATACTGCATCCCGCGAGACGTTCCGCGATCGGTATAGACCACGGTCTTTTCAGCGAGCGCACCCCAAGCCAGACCGGCTTCGATTCCAAGCGCACGTTCGGACGGTATGAGATCTTCGAGGACGCCAGGCTGCGTATAAAGAAGATGGCTCACGATCGGCGCCTCACCGCGCAACAGACAATCGCGCAGCGCGCGTCTGGCATATGCGACATTCGCTTCAACATCACCGGCATACGGGCTCTCAAGGATTACGCGGATCATCCTGCGAAAACCCTCCACACCGCATAGGCAGCTATCCCGATGACAAGGGCGATGGCAGGCCAGCCGTAGCAGAGGCGCCAGAGAGGCCAGCGAGGCTCTTCCTCGAAGATCTCCAGGCGCTCGTAATGGCCGGTGTTTTGGTCAAGCTCCCAGATTCCATCTAGTGCGACCACGCGAAGCGGTTTTGAGTGCGCGTTCATGCTGCTTCTCCTGCCAAAATACGAAGGCCACCAATCAT